AAACTATTAAAATCATCATCAGAAATACCAAGCATGTTAAGAAGTCCTGTTAATGTCTTAGCACCTCCTATAAAGAAACCTAATATTCCGCCAATTAATAATGCAATTACTCCAATTATCAAATTAATCATATCTTTCTACTGTTTTAGTTAACCATTCTTTTACAGCAAAGAACCCGTTAGCTTTAACAGCATCGGATACGTCCTTTGCCTTAAACTTTTTGTGAACAAATATAGCATCTAACTTATACTGCTTACTATACTGCCTAGCATTCTTCATACCGGCGGCATCTCTGTCAAATAGTATGACAATATGCTTCCATTTACTTCTTAGAGATTGAAGTGTACCATCGGGTATGAAAGTAGTTTCGCTACTCGGTGATATTGCATTAAAACCCATTTCATATAGGCACATTACATCTTTTAAAGATTTTGTTATAATCAATAGATTCCCAGAATCTGGGAGTTGAGCATAACCTTGTATATTAGTATTATGAAGATTAGTTCTCCACTTAGTATACTTACTTGCTAGTGGACGATAGATCTTAAACCTATCATCTACTTTATATGCATACATAGGGTTATCTTCTTTGTAGATTCCTCGTACTATATTGTTGCATAGAAAGTACTTTATACTAAACACATTAAACTTCTTAAGAGTATCTATGGATATATGAAATTGCTTCCAATACTTCTTGTCAGTCTCTGTAAACGGTTGTCGAACAATCCCTATATCAGCTACTCCAGAGCCCACCAATTTCGTTGTATTGGTCGTTCTGATGTTCTGTGAAGGATTCATCCGTCGAACTATTTTTAACAGCTCACGCTCAAGTTCTTCGCGTGTCTGTATACCTCTATAAAGCTTTATGAACTTCATAGAGTTACCAGCTTCTCCAGTCCCGTGATCTTTGAACAACAAATCTCCAGTTTTGCTTTGAAATATAGCGAAGCTGGGGATTTTATCGTCTGGTCTCAAAGGACTGTTCATAAGCTTTCCAGGCTTAAATGGGCCTAGATAATAAGAATAGATGTCATAGTCGTTCAACTTATCCAACAAGTCTCTAAGACTCATTGTGATAGCAGTCTTTGTACTATACATAAGCTTAAGCTTTGTAACGAAAAGTTGTAGTATAGGAGGGATTCGAACCCCCAACGACCGCCGTGGACTTACACCACGTTATAGGTATCTAGTACCTGCCGCCGATTACCAATTATCTATACCTCCAGGGTTGACGGATGTCAACCTCCACCACTGACCTTTGTTTTTCAAATCGAACGGCGAATGGTGTGGAAATTTCATCCACTGTCTTCAGTTTACGAGAACTGATGCTCTAGTCTTGAGCTATCCACTCTGTGTTCGTTTTAGAAATGTTGGTTGTCAGCACCATAATTCCTGATCCGTGTATTGATATATTAATATATCAATCGTTTCCATTATTAAAACGGTGGCCATCAGCACCAAGGCTCTTTTCTGCTCTCGATGTAGCCTGCCCATTTGCTACACCAACACTGACGATTATTGTTCCAAATTCCAACTTGCAATTAGATTTTTCATCCAATTTGGTTGGTCATTAAACGGTAGGTCGTCAGCACCACTGACCATTTGTTCTAACAATCCTTTACCTTTATATTCGCGACGTGGTTTTATTTCCCAATCGCTAATTGGTAAGGATGGATCAAAACGGCAGGTCGTCAGCACCTGTTGAAGTCTCAGTTACCGGAGCACTGTTACCAGCGAGCGGATCTGTGACAGGTTCTTTATCTGCCACAATGGGACGCTCCAGAAGATCGTTCTTCCAAAGCTTAATCTGAGACTCTTCTTTTGCAACACTCATAGGTTCAATAAAAACACCAAGAGAGCTTACTTTCGTATAACCCTTCTTGTCGTAAACGACCTTAAGACGAAGAGGTGTGTTGAGATTACCAGTAACAATGTTTAACTTGGACTCTACCCACGTAATCATCTCTATAAACGAAGAGCCTTCAAATTCTCCATGCTCTCCAAGACAAGCATCCATAACCTGCAGAATACGACCGAACTGCTGATCATCACGCTTCTGAAGATCTTCATCAGTTTTGATCCACATGTTCTTCTCGTTCTTCCACTCAGTCATAGTTGCCGTCTGACCCTGCTCATTCTCGAAGACGATCTCCAAGAAATCACGGCCTTTATCGGTCTTCTTTACGTTCACCTCTTTCAAGATTACGTTCTCATTAATACCTACGGGCATATAGGAGCTATTAAACTCCTGATTGTTTGTTGTTGCTGTTTTTGTACTATACATAATTCCTGTGTTTTAACCTATAACAATTATTTGAAAATCTGATCCCAATGCGTAATAAGCACATTGTTTTCTTCATCCCATTCTCCTATTACAAAGTCTTTGTCTCGTAAATGTTCTATTCGAGTACCCTTCATGTAGTTGTCTCCTCCTACAAATGAAAGATGTGTTTCTTTACCTTTACGGTAACAATACCCTATACAATCATAAAACCGCTCTACTTCTTTTCGTGTCTGTTTTGGTAGAGACAAAGAAGTTCTCTGAATTGCATCAGATTTACCGTCTACATCTTCGTATGTATGGCACGTTATAATAAACGTATCACACAAGCCTTCAAACATTGACAGTATTCGATTTATACAATCGTATAATACTCTATAACCAGCACCAAATCCAATATCTCGAACATCGGTGCCTGTCCATTTAGGATCAACTTTCGACTTATATAGTTTTGCAGCCCAAGGAAGACAAATATCTTCAAGCTTTGTAGCCGTATCAATTGTTATAAATTTGTAGAAATTATGCCCACACTCTTCGTTCTTTTCACGAATAGCTTGAGCAATATTTCCCAAATCTTCGACTGTGCGTGCTTGCACAGCCATTGCGTCCATATACTCCGTTCCTCCTTCAGTATCTATAATTAGGTTATTCTCTAATTGAGCAAGAGCAGAACTCTTGCCAATCTTCGCTTGACCATATATTACGACACGTTTTGGATTAAACTTCGTCGCAGGAACACGTTCTGTAGGTAGTACTAAGCTCATGTTTTCTACTAAATTATTTCTTAATAGTAATCTTCAAACCGTCCACATAAATAGTGCAGATGGTCTTCTTAATATCATCACTCAGAGTAGCCAGGAACGAAGGCTTACCAAACTCATAGAAATAGTAAGTCTTAAAACCGATTGTGATATAGTCGTCCGTCAGATAGAATGGAGTACCATCAGCAAGATAGTAAATCTTATCCTTAATGAACGGATACGTCTTAGCCTTGCCACAGATAGAAAACTTCGTAAGGAACTCGCATGCCTTGGCGAAATCGGTCTTCTTGGCATCATTGATGATGGCATCAATGATATTGTCGGAGCTATTCTTATACTTAATGGTAATCTTCTCAGTGGTACTGTTGGTGTTCAACCAAGGATTCTTATCCTTTATATCAGCAGCAATGAGATCATCAAGGATCTTAGAATAGTCTGTAGACTCATACTTGGGAGCGTGAAACGTAGAGGGATTATTATTGAGAGAAAAAGTATACTTTGTCATAATTCAGCCTTTCTTTTAAAATGTTAATACTAGTCTGATGCATTAACACTCAATGAGATTATTGAACATTAGGTCATTCTCGAATTCAAGGATACAAGGCTTACCAGCATCCCTGTTCTTTAGGATGTGAATATAGACTTTGTTCTGTACAGGTAAATGATTTGGACCATATTCTTGTATATTCAATATCTCTGGTCGATGAACTACCAAGACATAATCGCTGCCTTGGAAGATTGCATCAGACGATGATATATCGCTTCTCATAGGGTAGTGTGAGAGCGGGTTGTTAATCCTTTCTGAAGCTTCTATGTTTCGATTCATCTGCGCTATTTGTACTACAGAAGTCATTGGAAGTTTCTTTACTTGTATAAAGACTCTTTGTAACTCTGCAATAGTTTCGAGAACTGAGCCTATTGGCTTAGTTAATAACGCATGGTCATACAAGACAACGAAGTGTTTCTTGGTACCTTTTACGTAGGTATTGTAGAAATTAAATATAATCTCTTGAACTTGCATGGGAGTAGTTGGACTATCTACAAAGTAAATAGGATACTCTTTTAGCTGATTACATACTTTAACGACTTGACCAAATGTAGCGTCGTCAAGGTCCGTTTCCGAACTATACAAAGTCGAAGTCGTTCTCCTGAGCTTGGTAGAGAGCGTCCTTCCAACTTGCCTAAATGCAACCATTTCTAACGAAAAGTTTAGAACTATTATATCTTCATTAGGATTAAGATCAATCAAATCAGTTTGGATCAAGTTCACAAAAGAACTCTTTCCTGCACCAGAAATACCAGCTATGGTATAAACGGTATTTGGTTCAATACCTCCCATACACTGCTTATTGAACTTCGCCCACCTAGTTTTTAGAGATACAACATTGTGTTCTCTACGACCTGCTATATAGTTTATCGCTTCTTGAGCGACAACTCGCATTGGTCTTACTAAATTAGATAAGTTCTGTTCCATAAGAATTTACTGTTTTTTGTTCAGCATCTTGCATTTCCTCCTCAATCGCTTCCCACTGCGAACGTGTCAACCAGTTCCACATTGTCATCATATAACATAGACTACCCTCTCGCATTCTCTTTGAGATTTCGTAGTCCAAGCATCGTATGATGTGCTCTGCCATAGCTGAGCTCCTTCCACACTTTTGGTTGAAGTAATGTCTACACTTATTGACATTTGCACGCAGATAAGACTTCATCCCATCTTTGCGCATAACGTACACTGGGTACATATCATAGAACAGATCAAAATAATCCTTCTTCTCAGAAAGAGCATCTTTAAGCTTATCTGTTGGTTGATATGTAATTGACTCACCGCTCTCGATCGCGGTTACTAGTTCTTGAGAGACTAAGTATGATATGTCGTCATCGCTTATAAGGCTGATTAACGTGCGGACGTCTTGATATTTTGGTTGATTCTTACCCAATATCATACTTAGGAACACTAACTGATTCATATTGATACCTGGAAATTCATCCAGGATTTTAGTGTTTAGTTCGATTATCATATTAGAATAAATCTAATTGTTGTTCAGTAAAGTCAGCGATAATCTTCTTGGCTTCACTGATGTAATAACGATAGTTAATCTTTCGACTTTCTATCGGTCGCTCATCAAACTTATTCAAGATTGTTACTCCTGACTTCGTTAGCATATTTTGTGCCTTATCAAACAAATCCATGAGAGTGTGAACTTCTTTTCCGTCCTTATCTCTCTTAAATAGATATGCTCCATCGGTACTTGCATAGAATCTATTAATGCGTTGCACTCGATTTTCCCCGTGCCACGCCTCAAACTTCTTATCAACCTGCTGGCTCATAAGAAAGTCCCTGATATCTCTATCAGATTTAATAAATTCTTCGACTTGTTCTCCTTTCACAAAATAGTTTATTACCGCCTTTGGTATAACCACTGGTGCAAGTCCTTTGCCTAACTTGTTTTTTGTAATAAACATACCTTTTTCTTCTATCTTTCCACCCTTTAAGACACCAAAGTAGTCGTTAATAGCGTATTGATAGAATGCTTCATACTCATCAGATTCAAACTCTAGTCTAGTAAGCCCTTCCACCTCCCGTATAGAGTCCGAAATCGCCTGTTTAAGGCTATTTTTAGCCCTGTAGACGACTCCGTCTGTGTTGCACTGAATAATCTCACATTCAAGCTCTAAAAGCCTGTCTACGAGCAAAAGAAGGATTAACTGCCCGTTTATACGTATCCTAAACACGTTAAAAGGATCGTACATCCATGAGACCTCTTGTTGCATCTTACCAGTAGGTGAGTTAAGCACAATTTTCAGGAACGCGTTCTTAACTTTCTGACCTGTATGTTTCGCTTCTAGCCTTTCGGCTTTCAATTGGGCAAACAATTCGCGAAATATTTCTCCACCTTGACGAGGACCGAATCCATATTCGATTAATAAACTAGGATACATAGACGCCACATCTGCGTGTCCTATAAACTCGTCAACCCTGGGAAGGAATATCTTAGGTGTATGAATAGTATGTATACCTCCAACACCTATAGAATATACCACACCTGAGAGAACAAACTTCTTCTCATAGCCTTTTCGCTCCTTAGAGTAAACTACCTGTTCCTTCATTTCCTCTAAGATGCTCTGTAACTTTGGATTTTTGTATTTTATAAATGGCAGTATAACGTCCTTCAACGGTATATAATCCATTGGAGAGCGCATTTCCTTTATAACATTTTTAGGAATACCTGACTTCTCTGAGTATTTCTCTAGAAGAAAGGTTTCTGCCATCTTAACGCTGTCCATAGATAGACAGTCGATGCCATGTTCTTGTTCGATAAACAATCGTAGATCTATTTGGTCTTTTAACTCGTACAACAATTCTGTTGTAGATTCTACGTCGTTTATATTGTATGCAATCATTTCATCAATTTTATCTACTGGTATAGGAAGACTGAAATCACCGTCGTATTCTTGCACATTCTTGTAGTGCATTGTTACCTGCATGGTCTTCAGGCCTACTCTAAGTTTACGACTAAATTGCATAGTTAGTAAATCCATTGAATAGAAGTACTTGGCATACTTCCATTTCTTAAACGGAATGTCTCCACCTTCTTCTGAAGAGACAATACACTGAGAAAGATTATACAGAGATTTACATATCTTCCAATATGGCAACATTTCCATCTTATAGAAAAAATCTATAATATAGTTTATTATCACATCGTCATAATGGTGATTGTTATAACCACAAAACATTCGGGATTCGTTCTTATAAAAGAAGAAATCAACTAGCTCGGCTAGCTGATTCCTTCTCTCTGAAATCTCAAATTTTATTATGGCTTTACTCTCTGTATCTTTACAACAGCAATGGAAGCAATTTTCAAATACCTCTATGTCGTACACAACGACTTTTTGGTCTTTAATTACCATATTGCTTCTATTTTTAGTTAGTATGTACCGTGGAATCGAACCACTCTCCGTTTCGCTGACGAAGAACCATCCTAACGTCTATATGACTCTGGTAGTACATTACATTACACAGCTACCGTTGCGAAGAGTGTGTGTAATGTATATTTATGCGGCTTTCTTTAACTTTTTATCGGCTAAAGTAATCCGCTTTGCTCCTAATAATGGACGTTTCTGATTACGCTTATGGTTCATCAGATCTGCATCCAATATAGAAGCGTCTTTTTTCATTGCGGTCTTAGCAGCAGATTCTGCATTTTTATACAGTTTGTCCTCGGTGCTAAGATTTGGGAATGAGACATCGTGTCCTTTTCCGTCAACATCTTTAACTTCAGCAATTTTACTTGCGTCCATCTTCTGCTTTTCGGCATTTACACGATTTCCCATTATAATAAGAGGGTCGTAAATAGAGATGACGAAATCCCTAAATCGTTCTTTCGCAGTTTCACGCTCTTGTTTCCACTTCTCTACGTCTTCCGTGAACATATCGGCTGGCTTCGGGTTCTTGCGTTCCCACTTCTCGAGCTTGTGTTCAACAAGTTTCTCGTAATACTGGACCTTGTTCATTTTTTGAAGAGTATACGGATACTTCTTGAACTGTGTATAATCAGAAGGATGTTCTACTATCTTACGAACATCGTGTGTACCCTTCATATAATACTTCTTCTTATACTTCTTACGTAGAGATTTTGGCTGAGGATACTTGGCGGGTTTCCAACTACAGTCCGTATCTTCAAGATGGTAGTGGCCATCCTTATCTATAGAGAACAAGTGGCCGTATGTATGTATTTCAAACCTACCAAACTGAGTGCGCTTATCCCAATCGAAATAGCAATTCTTCTGATTGAGCTCAGTCTTAGGAACTGTATTGTTCTTAACGGTAAATTGTCGGCTATAAGCTGCAAGGTGCGCTACTTTTCTTCTACGCACCTTAAGACGTACATTGCTATGTCCCATATCATCTTATATATTATATTGAACATATGCTATGCGGCCTTTTTGATGCTTGTAGACGCTTTTTTCGAGGCGTTAGAGGTCTTTTTAGACTCCATCTGGACAACTGTACCAGCCTGCTTTTTTGCGGCCTTCTGGACGCGTTTCTCGAAGAGCTTTTTAGCTTTGGCTATAGCTCGCATCCTCTTACAATGCTCTGCCTTTCTGGCTTTTGCATGTTCACCACGATTAGCGTGCATCTGCATGTTCTTCTTCTTGCGGGCAAGTTTTGCAGCTGCTGCGAGAGATTTCTTCTCTGCCTTTGTCTTAGGCTTAGCCTTTGCCTTCTTAGGCTCAGGCTTAGGCAGAAGTGGCGTTTTCTTCTTTACATACGGGTATATCTTACATCCGGTGGGAAGCATCTTGCGGAGGTCGTCCAACAATTCTCCGTCACCGTCTATAAACCCATATGTGGTAGTCAGGAGCTTCCACTGAATGCTGTCATTCAGAAGCATCTCCTTGATCATCTGATAATCGTTCGGGTTGAACATAATCAGAATATTATACTGGTTGGGAGAGTTTATCTGCTCTATGAGCTTCTTCACTTTCTCCTCGATCTCCTTCTCATCAAGTCCCATTCGCTTTGCACGACGCTTGAGGGCATTGACGCGGAAGTTTTCATACTGTTTCTTACGCTCCTCTTTACGCTTGTTGGCGTCTTCCAGGCTCTTTACAGTGCCGGTAGGAACGTTTGTCTTTTTAACTACGAATGTATGCTTTGTATCTTGTGTAGGGGTCTTGCCATCCTGGGCCGTTGCCACCTTAAAATTCTTTCTACTCATTTTGATAATGCTTTTAGATTGTTAATTACTTGCAGATCTTACGGTTTTTGCGTTTTAGTAAGTATTCTGCGATTTCTACTTGTCTTCTTTGGTGCTGGTACTCTTGTACCTTCTCTTCACACCATTTTTCAAAATTATTCATGTGGTTAGTAACAGCATCGAACTGTTTAGACTACCTCGGTTTCCCTTTGTTCTAACCTGACCAGTATATTATAGTATGAGATACTCCTTAAAATCGTCTGAGTTATCAGCAATCTCGATAGAAGTATCAATGTTGAACTTCTCCAACATTGCATCATACTTGTTTGCTATCAGCTGCTGGTCATGAATCAGCTGAGAAATCTTCTCCTTAGAGAAAGTCTCCGTAGATGCAAGAGCCTTCTTACCCTTCTGAGCCTTTGTCTGCGGGTTCAAAGTCTTGACCATCTTCAACATAGCTATATTCTCCTTAGCCTCACAAGCCGAGAAAATAGCAAAATAGTTCGTCTTCTTAAAGTCCTCATAATTGAAGGTTGTTGTACCCATATTAAGATACTGAATCATACCCTTCAGCATAATTCGTTTAGAACGAAGCTGCTGGATATAATTGTACAGAGCCTTAAGGTTCTTACCAGAACCCTGACCTGCTGCCTTAGCCTTCTTTGACATGATGTTCTCGTCACGAATGATGTGACTATAAGAAGAAATCTCTATATCTATCTTCTTCTTGATACTGAGGATCTTCGATGCATTCAACTTAATTGATTTGTTATTTGTCATACGCAATTTGATTTAGTTAGACATGTTAATTAAATTGAATTCGAGCATCATTTACCTGGTAATTTGTGACGAAACAAATCCTCACAAATTTAAAAGAAGGTATAAGAACACGCACTTTATGGTACCCCGCAGAGTCCGGTGCCCGTTCTTATACCTTAGGAATATGAGATTATTTTTATATCTTGTGTATTTCGATAAGTTTTGCCTTTAACATAGTTACCATTGTAGAATCATCCGCAGACTATCTACTAACCCCCGCAGAGGTTTGTCGTAACCATTTATCGGTGTCCGCCCATCCAGCGTGCACTCAATATTTCAAACGTATCTCCAATTGAGTCAACGACTCGTAAGGTCATAGGCGGCGATTTAGGCCGCTCGACCTGTATTTCTACCTGTCCGGAATAAGGACAACCGTTATAATGGTGGTCTCGGTTGGCACTATTGTTTCCCGAAAGTCCCTGAGTTTTCCAATATCCGTCCTTTGTTAAGTGTCGACATACGTCGAAGAGTCTGTCAATAATCCAGTCGTACTTCTTGTTATGAATGCCTTCCAATAAGATCTCCCGCGAAAGTCCATTGATTACGGCCTCATTACTTTCAGTACCTGCTGTCATACTGACCAAAGCGTCCCAAGTTCTAAGAACAAAATCAGAAAAACTAATTTGCTCATAGCACTTGATGAGATTATTCCAGAATCCGCCGAAACCTCCCCACGAATACTTGCCGAATTTCATTCGGCCAGTCTGTGAGAAGATTTCGACGTTATTGTAGTCACGATGTTTAAAATCGCTAGTTACTTTCTCTCGAACTGGTGTTTCTTCTAGAAGTGCATTAATCAATTTAACACTCTTGGGACTGAGTGTACCAGTTCCGGACTGTTCCATGATTATGCCTTCTCAACAACGATCGATACGGAGCCGCTATCGGCAGTAGGGTTGGTTGAGATCTTGCTCTTAGACTTGGCAAGAGCTGCCTCAAAGTCCATAACCTTCTTCTCGTTGGCCTTCATCGTAGAGATGATAGAGTCCTTCATCTGGCCAAGAATCTTTATCAGAGCGGTCAAACGATCGACCTCGTTCTGGTTAAGATTGTTCACCTTGGGCAGAAGCTTCAGACCGTTGGCGAAAATGCGGTTCTGGCCCTTCAGAGCCTCAGCAAGAGCCTCATCTGTAGCCTGACCAAAGCCAACTTCGCCGGCTATCACTGTAGCCTCGGCTTCACTGTCTGTACCGGGGTTGAATACTACGCAGGTGGTACCATCTGCTGATGTCTTGATCGTCTGTGCGATCACGTCGAAATCGCGGATCTCGAACTTGCGAGGTGAGCGATTGAGGATGAGTGCAGGAACCTCAGGATTGAGTTCAATCTGACGTTTCTGGTTTTCGAAATCGGTCCAAGTTTCCTTGGCTGCGGTTTTAAAATACTTACCGCCAAGATGAGAACCGAGCATAGATACTGTGGCGAGATTCTCTTCCACCACATTCATGTTTACTGTGTTCATTTGCTTATATCCTTTTTGATATCGTTATTGATTAACTAACGATATAAGTGATAAAATATGTCCTCTCGGCTCGGACGTTGCCGTAAAAAGTTTGATACCATTAAAGTCCCCTTTTGACGAGGCTTGTGGCATCTAAAAGAATATATATGTTTCTAATCTGTTCGTTATCGGTTGTGCTATGCACATGGGAAGCGCACTTTCTTTAATAGCTAGGATGTTCCTATATCCGCAAAGGGAACTCATAACATCTCGGGAATCCAACGGTAGGATATGCAGAGCCCATCAATATTAAAGGATTGAAAGTACTAAATGCCAATATATGCATTCAAGCATCAAATATGAAACACTATATTGATTTTTTGTACAATATAACTTGGTTTCGTTGGCAGAGTAGCTGCACATTTCTGTGGTCACGGCCTAGTGCTCGTAGAACCCAAGTATATAATTCCAACAAAAGTGCAGTATATCTTCTTCAGTGTATTTTCCAAATAACCTAGAAAGATTTCTGCTGCTGTTGTTCAGTCTTGCGATACTGATTAGGCACAGCTGCCACTGTTCTTTTTTAACGTGCAGAACAATCAATACCCACGTATAATTTCCCCTATAAACGCCTGGTAAATTATAAAAATCTTAGCTGCTCTCTTATATATTAGTATAGACATCTATATAAGCGCTTCTCGAAAAATCTCAGAGCTCCATAACTCATCACGGATTCTACGGCTTTTTGTTGTGCATTCAGCTTTGCTGCTGTCTTCTGTTTATAGTGCGCGAATACTGGAGGAATTTCACCTCATACATCTAGATTTATCACCCACCTAAAGATTCGCTTCTCCGGTTTCCATTTTTACTACTTATGTATAAAACATAAGGTTCATCCTGGTCGCTTTACCCCTCCTAGACAGGGAGGTGATACTTCACTTCACAATAGGCTGCCTTGTATCTGAATTTCTTCATTTGTCATGTATATTGACTTCATGAATAGAACGCACCATTTGGATTTGCTGTCCAAACTTCTGGTCTTTCATCTTGTCTACTTGCTTCTCAGGAACGGTTGGCACTCGATTTCTCTATCTTACGTCTAAAATGGTCATGTTTCTTCAATACAACAGAAGGACACTTTTCTAAGGCGTTGAACATAACGTAATAGATTTCATAGAGGGACGTCAATTTGGTTAAACATGTTAGATCTATATCAATTATTTTCATACAACTTATCTTGTGTAATCAAGTTATAATGACATTACGATATACTGGCTTACTACTCCATAGGGAACGTAAATCTGAATATAACAGGTTACATTGTATTATTATCTTTGAATATAGACGAGCGATCTCCCTGTGTACTGGTTGTACACTCTTCGAATCGACCCTATCTCACTATAAAAAAGAACTTTGGTTTGACTGTCAGGTTGTCATCCTTCGACTCCGGCATTTCCTCCGGTACATCTTAGCTTAATTAACATCACTTCTCGCTTACCAGAACGTGTTAAAGGTGCGAATAGTCTTTCTCCCCGGACTTCACTCGGGTAGCATTCAAGTCACGCGACTTTACTTCGCATTACGTAGTCCACTCTACGTGTTGTCATTTACTTTTATATCCCGCTTGAACGACCAAAGGCTGGCGGTCATCTTCACAGCTCTTTCCTCATACCCCGTCCCTGGTGACCCAGTGGGACCGTGGCCTCAAAGATGGTCATCTAGTAATCGAAACTAGAAGGATTTCTTCCTATAAGAGGACCGTAGTTACGGTACAGCGTAGATATTCTAACCCTTCTACTAGGTATTGAACTCAGATATTTTTCGCCCCTTTATACTGGTTTTGGAGACCAGAAACACTAGGCTACAGCTTCTTCTTGATACATACACATGGGGTTGGCATCAACCATGTGTTGCGGCTCGTGTAACGTAATTCTACTATTATGTATCGCTTATAGTAGATCTCTCGATACGGCTCAATTTCTGCGCTTCTTGCGACTTACGGGCACTTTTGCTCCAATCCATCACCAAACGGTTCTCATGGCGCTAGCGGATAGATACACACCCTTCTTCCGCTCTTACTGCAATCTTTTCTATCATTGAGTACATATGATATTGCAGCATTTCATCTTACCTTCAGGTTTTGCCTTGGGGGCTCCCCTTATTCTCAGATCAAGTAGTACTCATGCGCACCCGGCTAATGAGACCGTTCCCGTAGGAGTGCTGACGAGTTGCCTCAAAGGCTGGGGAGCCAGCCTTAGCGCTGGCTCTCCACTCCGGAGTGATTGTCGTTTCTCGAATATACAACTTCACCGTCGACAGTGAGTTGTATAGATGGTGTTTTAGAAACACCAACACTTTCGTTGGGTTGCTCCTCACGTCCCAATGTACTAATTGCTGTAGGTGCATGAGGCAAACTGTCTGGAGTGACAGCCGTCAAATGGTCTCCTACATCCCTAGCTATAGTACGAGTAGCTACGGTTTTATAACGAGTTTTCCATCTCACCTTATCAGTGATTCGGACACTATCGCGAATGCGAATAGAGTCCTTAATGGAACTCTCGTGAGAGAGTTTCTTGTCCAGATCTAACTGGAGATCAAGAGGCATGCGTCCGGGTATAACTGTGGGTAACACCGGTTGCGCAATAGCATTCTGATTGCCTGGCATCTTGAAGTCATCCCACGCGATAGCGACTCCAGCAATCATAAATACTACACAACATATAATTGTCGTTAACCTTTTCATAACTTTGATAGTTTAGGCAAGAATATAATCTCG